TCTTATCTTAGACAACATTCAAGGTTCATTTATAACTGGTGTTGGCACAATTACATACAACAACGGATCTAATGTCGTTGTCGTTGGTAATGGATGTACGATTAGTTCCTTCACTGTTGATTCTACTTATGATGGTCTGCATTTCAAGGTACTTCATCGTTCTCACGGAATGCACGCCTTCAACAACCTCGTTACAATCTCTGGCGTAGATTCTGATGTACCTGTAACAACACTCACTGCAGATTATGATGCAAACTCAACTGCAAACATTTCTGTTGTTTCATCTTCTAACTTTGATACCTTTGAAGGAGTTGGTGTTGGTACAACTAACTATGGATACTTGAAGATTGGTAATGAAATTGTTGCTTACACCGGCACTTCTTCTGGGGCTATTACAGGAATCACAACCAGAGGAATTGATGGAACCAGAGCGTTCACTTATCCATCTGGTACAGAAGTTAGAAAGTATGAATTGGGCGGCGTCTCGTTGAGAAGAATCAACAAGACTCACGATATGAACAATCCTGCAGTGACTGTTCCAAACGCAAAAGATCTTGACTATTATCACCTTAAGATTAATATGTCTCAGAATGGAACCAACAGAAGCGGTGGTTCTTTACCAGACAGATACTTTACAAGTACAAAACAAACTGGTGGAACAACAATTACAGCTACACAAAACATTCAATTTGAAACTCTGACTCCTAATATTCAAACCTTAACGCCTCCTGGTACATCACTCTCTGGTAGAGTAAGAACCACTTCTGCTACCAGTATTGGTGGATCTGAGGAGTCATTTGTTGACAATGGTTTTGTATCTGTTGACCTTGCAGGTCAGAATACATTTGATACACCTAGAATGATTGCTTCTAATGTGAATGAAGCGAATAAGTTGTCTGCATTACCAGGCAACAAGTCATTCACGCTTGAAACAATTCTGGTATCTGGAGACTCAGACGTATCACCAGTGGTTGATCTGGACCGTGTAAGTGTCATCGCAACCACAAATAGACTGAATAGCCCAGTTTCTAACTTTGCAACTGACTCTAGAGTCAAACTGACAGGTAAGGATCCTTGTGCTTCAACATATGTTTCTAGACTGGTTGTTCTGGAAAACCCAGCAACTGCACTTAGAGTTCAACTCTCTGCCTATAGAAGACCATCAGCTGACATTCGAGTATTCTACAAGATCATTTCCGAGGGTTCTACTGAGAATAGTTTGAATCAAAACTTTGAACCGTTCCCAGGTAATAACAACTTTACTCAATCTGGATCTGTTCTGAATGTATCTCTGAAAGATGGTAAACCTGATAGAGTAACAACTCCAAGTTCTGATCTTTCATACAAAGATTATCTCTTCACCAGTGGCCCTCTGCCTAAGTTTACCAAGTTCCAAATTAAGATTGACATTGTGGGAACCAATCAGGCAGAACCACCATACATCAAAGACCTTAGAGCTATTGCCCTTGCATAATGACTGAATACGTTCCCGTTGAAGGATTTTCTGGTCTCTACAGAGATTCCAATTCAAAAGCAATTGTAAATAGGAACAGAAGTGCCTATGAAAACTACATTGCAAGAAGAGATGCATTAGAAAAAAAGAATCAGGAATTTGAACAGATGAAAGAGGACTTAGATAATGTAAAGGGTGACATTACAGATATCAAAGATATGTTATCTGTTATAGTCCAGAAACTAAATAGTTAGAAAAAGGCAGATAGATGGCTCAACCAAGTTCAAGACAAGGCCTAATTGATTATGCCAAGAGACAACTTGGTTATCCTGTTTTGGAAATCAACGTTGCTGATGAACAACTCGAAGATCTGTTAGACGATGCCGTTCAAGTGTTTCAGGAGAGACACTATGATGGTATTGCAAGAATGTATCTTAAGTACAAGATCACTCAAGCCGATATTGATAGAGGTCGTGCAAGAGGAGCTAATTCTACTGCAGGTATTACAACGACTACAACCACTGCAACGATTGATGGGTCTTCTGTTTCTTTTGCATTAGAAGAGAACAATAATTACATTCAAATTCCTGCTTCAGTTATTGGTATCAATAACATCTTTAGAATTAGATCAGATACCGTGTATGATGGTCTGTTCAATATTCGATATCAACTTTTCTTAAACGATCTGTATCAGTTTAGTTCTGTTGATCTTCTTCAATATTCAATGGTTCAAACCTATCTTGAAGATATTACGTTCTTGTTAAATCCAGAAATCAGATATCGTTTTAACATTCGTCAAGACAAACTCTATATTGATGTAGATTGGTCTCAGGTTACTGTTGGGGATTATTTCATTCTTGATTGTTTCCGTATTCTTGATCCAAATGATTTCACAAGAGTTTATAACGATCCATTCTTGAAGAGATACTTCACTGCACTTTGCAAGAAACAGTGGGGTATGAATTTAATTAAATTCCAAGGAGTTCAACTTCCTGGCGGTGTTCAATTGAATGGAAGACAAATATATGAAGATGGCGTTAGGGAATTAGCTGAAATTGAAGCCAAGATGCCATCAACGTATGAAATGCCACCTCTTGATATGATCGGATAATGTTAAATCCTTTTTTTCTTCAAGGTTCTCAAAGTGAACAGAACTTAGTTCAGGATCTGATTAACGAACAACTTCGTATGTATGGAGTTGAATGTTATTATATTCCCAGAAGAATCCTGACTAAGAAGACGATTATTCAAGAGGTCATTCAGTCTGTGTTTGATCAGGCTTTTCCTCTGGAAACTTATATCGCCAACTTTGAGGGTCCATCTGGAGTTGATATTCTTACTAAGTTTGGTATTCGTGCCACCGATGAGTTTAATCTTATTATCTCAAGAGAAAGATTTGAAAGTTATATTACACCGTTCTTAAAAGATGCACAAGAAGATTATGAACTCACTCGACCAAAAGAAGGTGATTTGATTTATTTACCTCTGGGAGAAAAGTTATTAGAGATTAAGTTCGTAGAACACGAAAAACCTTTCTATCAACTTCAGAAAGGATATGTCTATGAACTTAGATGTGAGTTGTTTGAATACGAAGACGAAGTTATTGATACTGGTATTGACGAACTTGATACCGTTGTTCAAACGGAAGGATATATCACTCGTCTGGTGATGTCTGGGGTAGGAAGCACCGCAACAGCTAGTACGGGTGTTGTGTACAACGCTGTTCAAAAATTATATCTGCAAAGTGATGGGTATGGATACTCTTCTGCACCAACTGTTTCAATTAGCACGTCTCCTGGAGTAAATGCTACAGCAGTTGCAATTATGACTGAAAGATCTGGCATTGCAACAGGTTTTTCGATTAATAGAATTCTGTTAATTAATCCTGGTAGTGGTTATCTTGGTATTCCTACCGTCTCCGTACCTGGATCTGGTATTGCAACGGCCGGAATTACGAGTCTTGGTGCAGTTGGTATTGTAACAATGACCAGTGGTGGTTCTGGATATACAACAACTCCTCCTGTAACCTTCTCTCCTCCATTGTCAGGAACGACTGCGACTGGTGAAGCTATTCTTGGAGCTGGTGGTACAATTAGTGCAATTTATATCAGTAATGCTGGTTCTGGATATACTGTTGCTCCTACAATTACAGTTGGTGCTGCAACTACGATTGGAATCGGAACATATACATTCAATGAAAAGTTACTCTTTGCTTCTGGTGTAGGTGCAGCATCCACTCAAACTGCAAGAGTTAAAGCTTGGGATGCTGCAAGTAGAACTCTGGATGTGTCTAGTATCAGTTCTCTTGCATTTAAAGTTGGAGATAAAGTTACAGGTTTAGACTCTGGTGCAATCTACATTATCAAATCTATTGATACCGATAAACCAACTGGATTCGCAACTGCACTCAATCTAACAACACGACAATATCAAGAAAATAAAGAAATTGAAACTGAAGCGGACGCTTTAATTGATTTTAGTGAAAGGAACCCATTTGGCACTTTCTAAATAGTTAGAAAGCTTTGATATGTTAGGAACTTATTTTTATCACGAAATTCTTCGTAAGACCGTTATTGCTTTCGGTACACTGTTTAATAACATTCAGATTCATCACAAAGATGTGAATGGGGTGGATTTTAGTGTGATGAAAGTTCCTTTGGCATATGGGCCAATTCAAAAGTTTCTGGCAAGAATTGAACAACAACCAACGTTAAACACAAAAATTGCATTAACTTTACCTCGGTTGTCATTTGAGATGACTGGATTACAATATGATCCATCTAGAAAAACAAGTATTGTTCAAACTTTTATTGCCGTAGATAACAATGATAAGGTAAAGAAAGTTTATATGCCAGTTCCATATAATGTATCATTTGAACTTAATATTATGACTAAGTTAAATGATGACTCTCTTCAGATTATAGAACAGATACTACCATTCTTTCAACCATCTTTTAACGTAACGGTAAATCTAATTAGTTCAATTGGAGAAAAGAAAGATATTCCAATCGTATTAGAAAGTATTCAACAAAACGATAAGTATGAAGGTAGTTTTCTTGACGAAAGAAGACTGATTGTACATACACTCAGATTTACTGCAAAAACTTATCTGTTTGGTCCTGTTGCAGATAGTACTGACGGTCTCATCAAGAAAGTTGATGTTGATTACTACGATAGCACAAATATTCAAACTGCAAGAAGAGTTCAAAGATATACTGCAACTCCTCAAGCTGTCAAAGATTATAATAATGATAACACAACCACAGTTGACGGAGACATTTCTACTTCAGTCACCAAGATTAAACTGAACAGTACTGC